GCCGTCGCCCTTTGGAACGTTTAGAACGGGGTTCGCTATATTATAAGGGTCGTGACCAAGGAGATTAATTATGTCGATCAGTAATGCTTTTGAAACCGTGTTGTTGGATGTTGTGGCTGGCACAACTCCTGCTGTGACTGGTGCGTATGTCCAGTTGCATACTGGTGATCCAACTGAGGCATGTGACCAGAATGTTGCTGGCGAGTCCACTCGTCAAGCAATTTCGTGGAACGCCGCTAGCGGTGACAGCATCACCTCTTCTGCCGCTGTGACGTGGACGAATGTTTCTACTGCTGAAACGTTAACTCACTGGTCATTGTGGTCTGCTGACACAAGTGGTACAGCAATTTGGTATGGTGCGTTGTCTGGTTCTGCAACGGTCGCCGTAGGCGACACGTTCCAGATTACCAGCCTGACTTTGACTTTGGACTGATATGCCTTCTGTTTTTCCTGAAAATGGTTTAGATACTTTCCCTACTGTTTCTGGTGGGGCATCTCTTAATGGTCACGCCGATCTTCATAACGACCTTAAGGATGCTGTTGAAGCGTTGGAGGATAAGGTTGGTATAGACGGTTCTACCGTCACTGACAGTATCGATTACAAGTTGGCTCATCTTGGTGACACGTATTACACTGAGACTGAGGTTGACAATGCGTTAGCCGCCAAGTTGGACTCTAGTGATTATACTGCTGCAGATGTGTTGACTAAGATTAAGACGGTTGATGGTGCGACTTCTGGTTTGGATGCGGACACGTTGGACGGTAGTCATGCAACAGCGTTTGCTTTAGCACATACCCATCCGTATTTGTCGTCTACTGGTACGGCGGTTAACTCTGAAAAGTTGGACAGTCTTGACTCTACCCAGTTCCTCAGGTCTGATGCAAATGATACGGTTACTGGGCGAATTACCTCTACCAATAATGGGTTGACTGGAAGTTGGGATACCTGCCAGTTTATTGTAGCACCTTCAGGCGATGCTGGTATCGCTATTAGGACGGGTGGGCAAAACAAATACACTATCCAGATGCGTGCTGGTGGTACTGGTGATGGTTCATCTATCCCGAACCTATATTTGACTGGTCATGTAGGCAACGACCCAGGTTTGATCCTTTCTAATGTTACTTGTGGCACCGTTTTCGAGGGTTCTTCTCGGCGTTTTAAAACAAACATTACTCCCGCATACATTTCAACTAATGATGATGCTGTTGAAAAAATTAAGCAGATTCCTTTGTCGTCATTTAAATATGTTAACGATACAAATGCTGATCCTGTGGTTGGTGTTATTGCCGAGGATTTGATTGATGTGTTCCCTGAGGCTGTCGTCTATCAAGACGATCAGCCAACTAGTGTCGCTACTCAAAGAATGACTTATTTGAATATGGGTGCGATACAACAGTTGATTAACAAGGTTGAAACCTTGGAGGCTAGGGTTGCGGAACTAGAGGCACGCTGATATGTCAACAAACTTTCCTAGTGGTCTAGATAACTTTACGAATCCGACATCGGGCGATACGCTGGATTCTCCAGATCATGCGGCTCAACATGCGGATGTGAATGATGCTGTTGAAGCATTGCAGACGAAGGTGGGGGTTGACGGGTCTGCTGTTACGGGGTCTTTAGATTACAAAGTCGCGACGTTGGAAACTGATGCGGTTGTGTCAGATCAGATCAATGAAATTGTGCAGTTGACGCAGGCCGCTTATGATGCGTTGACACCTGACGCAAACACTTTGTATGTGATTGTTGGTTGAGCCATGCCTGTCTTGAATGATGCGGATGGATTTAAGGTTGGTTCCTCTCAAGTAGACAAAATCTATATGGGGGCTAACGAGGTTTGGGTTGACTACATTCCACCTACCTATAACGGTTCTGATTACGCATCTGCGAGACAGGATACCCTGACTGTTTCTACTGCAAATTTGGGTGCTTCAAATGGCGATTTCATAATTATTCACGAATTTGCTGAAGATGGTGGCTATTCTTCTGGCTATAATGCATTTATTTCAAATGTGTCTGGTTGGTCGGTTGTTTGGAGCAATGATATACATGGTAGTACAATTGAAGATGTTTACCAAAGTATAACCATTCTTCGGTTGCCTGCGTCGGGCACTCTTCCTAGCAATTTGGATATTACGGGTGTTTGCCCAGCAGGCGATACAGGTTTTGACTGGGCTATTCATGTCCATTGCATTACCGCAAACAGTTTCGATTATCCATCTTCTGAGCCTTTCGGCTCTAGACACTATACGCAGGTAAATACTCCATCTAGTTCTGTGGCATTAACAACGATGAGTGGTTCTTGCAATGTGGGAGATTTTGTTCTTCAGGGGTGGATATCGGATAAGCGTGCCTCGTACGGCTCCCCGTTATCAGGCGGCTCAGGTCTGGATACGAGTTCAGGTTACTTCTTTTGGAATACTCCAATTTCATCGCATTACTATGAAACGTTTTTGTATCAAACATCAGGCACATCCTTCTCTACTTATTTTGATGACGGCGGAGGATCTACAGTAACTGGTGACGGTTTTATTCTGCTCGCCAGAAGGTTCAGGTTTACCTGATGGCTACGACTTACTCGTCGCCAACACATAGTTACTCCACGCTCAACGCCCCATACAACGTGGGGTTTGCAACCTACAGCGTCACTGGTTCTAGTTCTGGCACCAGCAGTGAAGGTGTCGTAGACCTGTATCAAGGTATTCGTTCCGCCACCGCTAGTGGCGGATCGACAACAGGTGATACCGCTGTTGGTTTACGTACCGTGCTACGCAATGCAACTGGATCTGGCACTAGCAGTCATACCGTTGTTTCTGCTACGGCACAGTTACGTACCGCCACCAGTTCTGGTGACGGTACTTCCTCGTCATCAGAGTTGCGAACAACGTTTGCTTCCAGTGTTGTGTCCGCTCAGGGTTCTTCTAGTTCTAGCGGATTGCGTACTACGTTCCAAACGGCCAGCGGTGCTGGCGTTGGAACATATGGTGTTGTTGATTTGTATAAGGCTGTCAGGTCTGCTACAGCGACAGGTGGAGCGACCACAGGTGACAGCGCATCATATTTGAGGACAACGTTCGGTTCGGGTTCTTCTAGCGCACTAGGTTCGTCTAGCGTTGTGGATTTGACAACGTTCTTGCGTACCGCTAGTGCTGTAGGTTCTAGCAACTCTAGTGTTGTTGATGTCACTTTGTTTTATCGTTCTGCTAGTGCGTTGGGTGCTGACACCTATAGTTTCACTAGGTGGAGGAATGGTGGACAGAAGTTGAATCGTCGTGTTGTTATGCCACCTAGGTGGTCGAAGAGAAAGCCTTGGACTGTTCCACAGTAAATCATGGAATTAAACGAGTTGTTGTGGGAACGTGAATGGCGTTCCTGTAAAGGTGGCGACACGCCAGATGAACAGATTCAAGGGTTCTTTTATTTTTGTGAGAACTATTGGTTTATCCGTCACCCTGAACGGGGACGGATTCTGTTCGAGTTGCGTGAATCCCAGCAACAAACCATTGAATCGTGGCATACTGAACGCTATAACATTGTGTTGAAGGCACGTCAGATCGGGTTCTCTACGTTGGCGGCGGCATACTGTTTTTGGCTGGTGTTCTTTTGGCCTGACAGGTTTATCGTTATGCTGTCACGTACTGAACGTGAAGCGGCCAAGTTGCTACAGAAATCCAAGTATGGTTACCGTTGGATGCCGCAGTGGATGAAGGAGCGTGGCCCGCGTCAGATCACAGACCACCAGTTAAAGATGGTGTTTGATAACGAGTCCGCCATAGAGTCGCTACCTTCCAGTAATGATCCTGCTCGTGGTGAGTCGGTGTATCTGGTTGTGGTGGATGAGATGGCGTTCTTGCCTAACTCTGAGGAAGCGTGGGCTTCTATTGAACCTATTGCTGACGTGGGCGGACGCATCATCACTCTTAGTACCGCTAATGGTTCTGGTAACTTCTTTCACCAGATGTGGGTTGGTTCCCAGACGGGAACCAACTTGTTTAAGGGTTTGTTCTTCCCTTGGTCTGCTGGTGATCGTGACGAAGCGTGGTATGAAGTTAAGGCACGCAACACTCCGTTGTGGCAGTTGCACCAAGAGTACCCTAGGTCACCTGAGGAAGCGTTCATCAAATCAGGTAACCCCGTATTTGATGTAGACATCCTAGAAAGTTTTATTACTGTTGATCCCACTGTTGGGGATCTGGTGTTTGATACTGAAAGTCCTACTTATTTGAAACCGCATCGGGACGGCTCTTTTAAGGTTTGGGTTGAACCAGAACATGAAGGCGTGTATGTGATTGGTGCTGACGTTGCCGAAGGTTTATCGTACGGTGACTATAGTTCTGCCCATGTGATTGATGCTACAACTGGGAATGTGGTTGCTCATTGGCATGGACACATTGCTCCAGATTTGTTTGGCATACTATTGGGATATATGGGCTGGTGGTACAATAACGCTCTTGTGGGTGTAGAGAATAACAACCATGGTCTTACAACGCTGAAGGCGTTGCAAGGTACTGGTTACCATAATATCTATAAACAGCGCAGGCTCGCACAGGTGCGCGCCAAGCAGACAGATATTTTGGGTTGGAGAACCACAGCGTCCACAAAGCCGTTGATGATTGACGAGTTGGCCGCTGTCATTAGGACAGAAAATATTGGTTTGTTTTGTTCTAATACCATTGGTGAGTTGCGAACGTTTGTTCGCAAGTCGAACGGGAAGATGGCTGGTTCTCCACACGATGACCGTGTGATTTCGTTGGCTATTGCTAATCAGATGTTAAAGTTTGTGTGGCTTCCTGAGTATGATGCGGGTGCTCCTGTTCCTACGAATAGTTTGGTTTGGTGGGAACA